GGTGTAAACCTCTGTAGTGTTATATCCGCTATCCACTGCCATAAGCCTAACTGCGAACTCTACCCCGTCGGAGCGTGTCCACGTTTCNNNTAANANCTTTTCAAGTTCTAACCANACGTCGGGTAAAGCTGTGGCCCCTTCAAGNGTGCGGTAATCTACTGAGTAGCTTTGTTTGTCTTTTCCCCAGCCTACTATTTCAAGTTCGATCCTGTCTTTCTGGACGTCAACTCCGGCGGTGAGGAAGCAGACNGCATCCGGGACGGAGTTCGGGGCGTAATTCTCNCGGCGGTTGTATAAGTTTTCCCATGCCGGGGCTTCTGATTCTTCGGCCCANGTTTCACCGAGNANNGTATTNGTAAANNCCTTACCATTTTCTCAGGCTTCTTCAGGGCTTCCATGTAATCGGCTACAGCCTCCGCCCAGCTATACCAGCCAAAGGGGCTGTAAAGTGAGCTGATATGGAAGCCTATCCTGTCAGCGTTCGCCTGTTCAGGCTTTGCGGGTATCCATTTACCGGCTGCCAGCATAGCGGTTTTATGTCTTTCTTCTATCAACTCCCCGCAGTGTTGGCACTGGTAACGGGTTGTTTCGGGCTTGTCTTCTTCGTACTTCAACCCATCAAACAGTAAACGCTGATAGGCTCCACAGTGCGGGCACGGGACTTCATAATAATTCTGGTCGGTCTGGTTAAATTCGTCCTCTATCGGTGAGAGGTCTGCGATTGTAGGGGTTGAGATTATAAACACTTTCCGCTTTGCAAAGGTGCGGGTACGTGCCATTGCCAAAGCAATTGGGGAGCCTTCACCGTCTAGGTTACCGGGGTATCCGTCCACCTCATCAAGAAACAAGTTACGGATAGGTACAGAGCGGAGGCCTACCGGGCTGTTTGCGCCGGTCATTAACAGGATACCTCCGGGGAAGTTCTTTTGGGTAATGGTGTTTTCTCCGTTGCGACTTTTAGCCGCGGAAACTTTCCGGGAAAGGTTCGGGGAGGCTTGAATCATTGTATCGATTCTCATCTTACTGTTACGCTTCACCATTTCATCTGTAGGCTGCACCATCAGAGCCGGGGCGGGGCTGTTGTCGATCATATAGCCTATCCAGTTGTTCCCTGCTTCGGTTAAACCTAATTGCGCCCCCTTCATAACAACTACTTTCTTAAAAGTGTAGTGGGTTGAAAGACTATCCATGATTTTACGAAGGTACGGGGTGCGGCTTGTTCGCCACCTGCCATGTTCAGCAGCGGCGACTTGTGGCAGATAGCGGTTTTTGTCCGCCCACTCCGAAACAGTTAAGACGGGTTCAGGCCGCAGGCCTGCCTGGAAGGCTTTGATAAGAGCAAAAGAACTCATACGTTGTAGGTTATTAACTCCTTTTTACCTTTCAGAAACTCAACCATCTCCCAGACCCATTTATTTGTAAAATCAAACAATTCCTTATCGTTATCGATCACATATTGCTCTATCCGTGAATTAAACGCTAAATTTCCCGATCCTTCGATAGTGTAATGGTTGCCCGCTTTTGTGCTGAAGCTTATTATTTTCGCGTGAGAGGAAAGGAAAATCAATTTTATTTTCTTGTTTGCGATGAATAAATCCTTTGTTAGCTGCTCTTTTTCCCGGTGTGCTTTATTTCGCAAATTTGATATTACTAAAGTGGCTTTTTCGATTCTACCCGCGTTTAACAGATCGTTGAGCAATACTGCCCCCTCATAGTTGATTGAGTAGATACAGGCTGTCATTTCTTCAATTATTTCCTTATCCGCTATGAACTTCAAAAAGGAAATAGCGTTAAAGCTGCGGCGGGTGATGATCCTGATTTGCTCATTTGGCTCCGGTAACTTCATTTCGCTAATCAAGCCAATAACCTGAAAAGTCTTATCCTTGTAAAGCCTTAAAGCAGAATCCCGCATATCTTCAAGTCCGGAGGCCGTCGGGTCTTTTACAACCGTGCACAACTCAGAATCCCGGCTTTCATTAATGTTTAATTGCCTTGCCCGTTTTGTTGGCTTTACGTCTTCTTCTATCTGTCTAATCTTCATCGCCTTTTAACTCGCTAAGTGCTTCAAGTGCTTCTATTAAGCTATCTGTTAAGAGTGAATAAACAGCGTTACGGTCAGGGGCTAAAGAAATCAAGTCGTCTGCAATCCTGTCTGGTAAGGCTAAAAGGCGGGCTCTTATTTCGCCCCCGAATTTGAATAACTGCTTATCCGCTTCCGCTTTACTTACCAAAGTGCCTACCTTTTCAGATACTTCAAGGCTCGCTAATTGCGCCTTAAATATCTTTTCCGCTCTTTGCGCTGTGGCTAACGGCGTTTCGGGACCCAACCCCGCTATGTATTGCCCTTCCTCCTCCGGGGGTGTTGGCGGGTCTTCTTTACTGCCTTTCACCGGCGTAACTTCACCCTTCACCAGTTTGGCCCTGTAGCCTAAATTAAAGGCTTCAACTTCTTTGATCGCTTCAGAATACAGAATCTTCGGGCGGTTGCCGTCGTGGATTACGCCCTTTGAAATCTTACCCAGCCGGATCCCGTCCCGGACTGTCTTTTCACCAACTCCGATTTGACGGGCGAACTCCCGGAGGCTGATTGGCTTTTCGTTCATAACCGGATTATACTGAATTGCGTACTTATACGCAAATAATATTTTTTCTTGTTTAGACTTTGTATAAATTAGTAAATATATTGAAAATAACTACCGAAAAACTTGACATGAGTAGTTAAATGTTGTATCTTTACTTCATCAAACAAACACACTGAAGACGTGAAACAGATACTAATTGGCGGACAAGCACTCAGGAACTTAGGTTCTGACCGTTACACTGACGATACGGATTACCTGGTTAACGACATCACTTCAAAAGAAGCTTTTATTGTTTCTGAATCAGTTGATTACTTGAACGCTAATGGAAATAAACTTTTCGCTGAGATTTACAACATAGAGGAAAATAATTCACAAGCTACCCCTCAATCTTTGTTTGATCTTAAGGCTTATGCTTTTGTTCAACATTGCCAAAATTTTAATTTTTCTAAAGCCGATGCTTGCGAATACGATCTTAAATTTTTGGTTCGGAATTTCAACTGTAAACCTGTTGTTGTAAAAAAGTACATCACCAGCGGCGAACTTTCAGAAATAGTTAAAATAGTAAATTCAGTAAAAAAATAAAACACAAACCTTTAAAAATTAAAACCATGAAAACCTACAAAAATGTTACCTGTTTTCAACGTGAAGAATTAAGCCACCCCGATTTATTGGAAGCGGTAAAAGAACAATTAGAAATTTCTTACCCTGATTTAAATGGGGAAAACAGAACGGTTGTCGCTGACCTGATGGTTAGAGAAGATGCAGATGTTTTTGAAGCTAACGGACAATTTACTTGTGATCCTTCAGAATTATAGATTAACAACCTTAATAAATCGTAAACTTTTTAAAAATTCAAATCATGACAACTTACAAAATTACAGGCACTACAAACCCTTATATTGCTCAAAGGGATATTCATTTTAATGGCGAAACAACCATTGAAATTGATAATGGGCTTACCGTTGAGCAAGCAAAGAAAAAACTTGAAGAGATGTTTTGCGAAGATTACGAAAACGCAATTCATATCAGCAGTCTTGAAGATTACATTTACGAGCTTTACTACTCTTTAATAGAAGAGCAATCATTGGCAGTTGGTAATAACGACATTGAATCGTATTATCAGCAAACAAAGAAAAGGTGGGAGGCTTACTATAATGCTAAGGTGAATTATGATGAAAGGCATAAATACGAAGGACCGGGATATTACTCCATGTCCAACTATTTCGGAAGGCTTTTTTCCGATGGGGCTGAGGCTTATGAATATGATAGTAGGTCTTATGGGATTCACGAAGAAACGGAGGAAAGCGAAGATGAATAGACAAACTATAATAGTCATAGTTTCCCCGGCTCCTGAATGCTGGGGAAACTTTAAAAAACTTTGCGAGGCTAAAGGATGGGTCTATCAAACCCTAGCTAATGATCGTAAAATCCCGAAAATCGGGCAGCCTGTTGAAGTTGACGGGCTTGTTATTCACAGGGTAAGATTTAATTAAGCCGGTTAACCCCGGCTTAATTTCTGCTTTGGCGCGTACATAAATAAAAAATGATAACTAGTGATTTAGAGGGGGTTCAGACCCC